CATAGGCGCTAACGATATCTGCGGGGATAATATACGAACTCTGTGCGACCGAGCATGGAATATGATCAGTCCTCCCCGCCACAAAGCTATGAATCGGGCCGGAGTGCGTAACAACTTCCTTCACGCCGGGGGTATCGGGGATTTGGCCACCATCGGCGCGGCGCTGTCGGGCGACATTCAAGGCCGCAGCAATGGCTTGGTCACGTGGATGACCAGCTTTAACCATCTCGGATATGTTGCTACCGATGTTTGCTTTGCCTTTTTTTAATGGCATATCGACCTCACGAGTAGCTTACGGTTATGGTTTGACCACTACCGGGGGCAACGGTCACGCCATACGAGACGGGGATATTAACCTGAAACACCCCAACTGTCATGGGGATAACGTAGATCGGCCTACTCGTGCCAGTGGTGCTGTTGGAATCATAGACCATGCCCGTGGCAGAGCCAGCAACAATGACAGACACATTGACCAACCGCCCTGCGCTGGAACTCGCCACAGTAGCGGAAGTCAACCCCGCTGCGCTGGCCTTCCCCTGCACGCTTAGGTAGGACTGTGCGGCGCTGTTGATCGCTGTTACAGCGTTCTTTACCGAAGTGAGGATGTCCCCCATTGATATGGATGAGTTTCTATTTTCCATTAGAATTTCCCATCTGGCATCCAGCGGTGGCGGATACCGCCAAGCCGCCAGAATGAGCCAGTATCATCGCTTGATATGCCAAAGGACACTAGACGCCCACGAAAACGCGGGGAGATATATGTGGTAGAACTCGTAACGGGATATGGCCCATAAACGCGCGGTGTCTGCTCTGGGTAATCTGCCACATAGAATGTCAGATTTACAGTGGCATTCTGCGCACCGCCATAATAGCCCCATTTCATATCAGGCCAAACCTGATCCACATAAGTCATATTCTCGCCATCGCCAATCGAGAACCAGCCGGTTTGCAGGGATGCTTGCAGAGGCGCCCCCGCTGCATCCGTGGATGTTTCGTGCTGGTAGAGGACTAGCGCATTAGGGTCGGCTCCAATAGGAGGGCCAATGACGGATTGATCTACCCAAGCCGTGCGAGAGAGGGTGCCAAAGTCCCATGCGCCCAGGTGTGCATTATATTTCACATAGGCTGTAACCTCGCCACCACCAGAGATGGTAGGATAATACCAAGAAATCTCGCCAAATCGCGAGTTTACAGCAACGCGAATCTTCTGGAGGTTGGTCTGGTCAAGGTCTTGGAAGATCACGTCCCACACGGGGCAGGGGATGGGCTCTACGCCATTTCCTGTTAGCGCAAAGAACTGCGATGGCCCCATCCAATAGACTGTGCCGCCGAGGACGCCCGCAGCCTTGCGCGCGATAAGCCCGCAGCCAGAGCCCAACTCATTGAAGCCGTAGACATAGGGCAAATTGATATACTGCATGGCCCACACGCCAAGGTCTGTCCAGATGAGGGCCTGCTGCGGCCCCTGGATGCCCCCCACAATGCGCGATCCCTTGGGGATACGATAGGAGCCAGCTTGATTGGTAACAGTGCCAACCCATGAGTTGAAGTTACCAATGTCACACCAGCGAACCAAAAGCGGGTCTTGGATGCCATTGAATGACGATCCCCACGCGACAATCTGACGTTGCGGCATGGCCACAAAGAAGCCATCATTAACGGGGGGCGAATTGGGGATGACAACCGCCGTTGGCGAGCCAGATAAGGGCTCCCATGCATAGATTGGCTGGAATGGGACTGAAGATGGATAAATGGGTGATGAAAGCAGGATTTCACCCCAGTTGTCCAGTGTCCAATCAACTGCGGATACGCCCGTTCCCACGCTGGGGATCACCCCCGTGCCGGTGCCGTATCCTCCGGTTCCATATCCGCCAATACCGTATCCGGTGCCAGAGGGGATAGAGCCCACGCCAAAGTTGTAGAGATAGTAGGCGTTGCCGCCGTTTACGTAAGCCGCCGTGGAAGCGGTTGGCGTAGTCGTCGATGTGATTGTGAAGTTGTTGGCGTCTGTGATGCTGTTGACTAGGTATTGCCCATAGAATGTTGTGCCGCCTACCGTAGTTGAGGTCAGCACAGTAAATGTAGAACCAACCGAATACCCATGTGCCGGAAGGTTGATTGACACAATGGATGAGGACGCAGTTGTGGTTATTCGCGGAACCTGCACAGTAGTGGTTGTCGCATTGGCATATAGCGGGTTGCCAAGAACATCTACTGCCTGCACGGTATAGATGGTAGAGCCAATATAGCCATTAGGATCGCAGGCATATAGTCCGGAGAGGACAATGCCAGCAATGGCGATGGGCGTGGCGATGTAAACACTGTCGTAATTAGTTACGCCGGTAATCGTCGCGTCCGTGATCTGGATGTAGGAACTGCCGGAAGTCGCTGACACAGCAAGCGTGGCCGATGCATTAACCGTATTGCGCGGCGTGATGTTTTGTACGCTGCCACTCGTAATGACGCCCACAACCGCACTACCGGCCCCGACGTTCTCCGTGCCATATCCAAGGTGCTGAATGCCGTTGGTGTCTTCCCACGCGCACAAGGCGCGGGCTATCGCGGGCAGAGATACGGATGTGGATGGATACTGAGTCCAGCCGCCCAGTTTTTGGGCAATCGCGCCCAACTGCGGATCGGGGATGTATCGGATCAACTGCGACGATGAAATACCCGCCTGATTGAGCGTCGGCGTCAGGTTGGTATCTACGCCGGGGATGAGGCGGATGGTTGCGTGTGGCATCCGTTACCTCGGAAGAGCGGCGGTGGGAGACGGAGAATAGGAAGTCCACTCAACGGAAGCAAAACGCTTCCTTGCTTCTTCCGTTAGCGCGCCCTTCAGCAAGGTCTGATATTGGCTTTCGTAATTGACCGGCATCTGCGGGTCGTTCGCTGACGATGAGAAGTTACGCTGGAAGCCACTAACGTAGATCATGCTCGCCATGATGAGCAAATCAGCCAAATATGTGCTGATAAACGTCGTTCCCGTATCCGCAGTACCCGCAACGGCCATGTTGATAAGCGAAGGCAAGCGGATAGTACCATAGACCGATACAGGGTAGTTCTGGTCTGGATAGGGGCCAACTAGAATGTTGTTGTAGGTATTGCCACCCGTGGCCGAATCGCCGCCTACCATGGCAAAGAATACGGGTTGGGCTAAAACGGCATTAGTGCTATAGACGTTTTGCAAATATTCCTTGCTCACGGGCAGCAGTGGGAAACCATTAACGGAAAGCGTTTGAATCGTCACAAAGTCGTTCACGCTGATCTGCAACTGATTGTTGCCGGTGGAAAGCGTGTAGGCATTGCTTGTAAGCGACGGGAGTAGATCGAGGTCCCGTTGGATGCGCAGTTCCGCGTAGTTGAGCGCCTGCGGCAGCATGGTGTTGAACGTCGCATCCACACCCGAGACAATCCCCGCAACCTCTTGCGTGGACATAACCGCCATGTTGGCAATCTGTGTCACATAGCCATTGTATGTGAGGGGTATGGTGGCGACTGCTGTCATTTTAGTTAGCCGATCCCTTTATGACCACAAAGTTCAGAACAGGCGCCTCGCCGGAACCAACTGCTGCCGGGGTATAGACGCTCAAGTTGAACGAGCCCGCAGCCGCTTTTGCCGTGCAAAAGTAAATACCAGTCCCGCTGCTTTGCGAAACCTGAATGACATCCGTAGCCGCTACGGTAGAGTTTGTCACGGTAAAAGTGGTCGTTTGCCCCGCCGTAGTTGTGGTCGAAAACAGCGTGATCTGGCCGGTGGCCTTGTTGAGCGTGACGCCCGTGGTGCGGCTAGTGCCTTGCGTCACCGTGCCTCCAGCACCAAGCCCCGTGGCATAGCCCGTAGTCGTGGAGGCCCCCAGTGTGGTGAATGTGCCAGCAGCCGCCGCAGTGCCGCCAATGGCAGGAGGGGATGCAAAAGCCGTGCCAGCCAGAGTGCCGTTAAAGGTTTGCGTGCCAGTCCACGTTTGCGACAAACTAAGCAGCGGAACCGTGCCCGTGGCCGCAGGAAGTGTGATCGTGAAGTTACTGGCCCCCGCGTTGGCGCTTTGCACGGTGGTTGTGCCGGTGGACGACCCATTGATGCCAAGGGTTGTGATACCCTGAATGTAACTTCCTGCAAGGCTAAGGCCCGCTGTGCCCCACGAAATGGGGCCCGTGGCACTTGCCCCCGGCACAAAGGCATAGCCGCCCCAGTTGCCCGTGGCTGCGCTATTGGACATCGAATAGATATAGCCCGCCATACCTTGTGGGACCGTGGCAAGCGTGGTTCCCGCGCTGTCCTGCACAGTTACAGTGCCGCTTGTGTCACTATCAATCACATAGGCGGTGCCAGCCAGCACCGTCGTCTGGTTGGGCAATTTTATAGTCTGGTTGGCCGATCCAGTAACGCGCTGATAGAACGTAGATGTGGCAGTCAGTGTAGTCGTGGTGCCTGCCGAGGTAATCGTATTTATCCCCGGCGCATCATTGCTGTATGACAGCGTGCCACCGACGGCTAGATTGTTGGCGCCCGGATCAGTTGCCGTGCCAATGCCCACGCCGCCCGAAGCCTGCACAATCATCGCATCCGTTGAGCCGCT